AAATCTGGATAGTCCTTAATAAACTTTTCAAGTCTTACCTCCACTGGCTCGTAATCGGCTAGGTTAAACATATAATTCATCCTCTTCTGTTTTTAGTTGGCAGGCTAGTGCGAGATAAGCACAGGCATCGATGTATGAGTCAATGTGGCTTGGTGACTCCTGGATTCTTGAGAGCTTGACCTCGACCATAGCAAGGCAAGCCTGGTAGTCCTCGACTGGGATATCAAGTAAATTGGATAACCTGCGAGCAATCCTATCCTGATTGACTTTTGCGTGACCGTAGATTGCACCACGATCTTGTATGACATCTGTGGCACTAAGTAAGATTTCACTAGCTTTCATTCTTGCCAAAACTCTTGACGATGTAATGCGCGCGCTCTGTGCCATCCTTCGCGGTTGCCGCGTTCGTAGCTCTTTCGTGATACTTCTGAGATTATAAATCCGAATACCAATACGACTCCAGTCGCTATGGCTAGTAACTGACTACCGTCCATTATTGCCTCCTTGTGCCAATGCCCTCGATTGGCTACAGGATGAGTGTTGCATATATGACAGACTAATCAAGCACATTCTGGTAACAATTAGATAACGATTTACTGGTACAACTTCCCGTACAATGTGAATGAGCCATCCTTATTGATAGGCACTAGCATAGGTGAAACATGGTCTCCATAAGTCTCTATGACTGCTACGCTCATCTGCCAGTTAGCCGCTCCAGCCTTAAGATAAGAGGCTTTCTTCTTATCCATGACATTTCCTGCCTCTAAGCCCCAAAGAGTCCTGTATGAGGCTCCTATGCCCTCTGTGAAGGCACTAATGCCTGCCCTGTGAGTGTGTCCACAGACCACAGACTTACCGAACTTCTTAGCCAGCCCTAGAGCTGTAAGTCCAGCATTGGAGTTCATTGATCCTTCGTCACCGTGAACCAAGACCCATCCCTTGTGAAACTCGAATGGTCTCTTATGGAAGCGGATTCCGAGTCCGGCAAAGTCCATAAACTTGGCGTATTCCAACTCTGGGAGTCCAATGAGGCTAGGTGCGCGTAGTAGCGTGTTGTAGAGCCTGTCTGTGTGATTGCTGCGAGTGACATCTGTTGTGCCGAGCTCATAGAGAATATCCTGCGCAAGGCTTCTGTCAGCATCTAACGTACCTTCCCACTCTAATTTAGTACCTTGAGCCCAACGGCTCTGTGACTGCATATCTAACTCATCGCCTGTATTTAGGATGAGGTCGAACTTCTCTCGTCTGACTAGCTTGATTAGATTTTTAACGGCCTGCTCATGGTGATACGGAATCTGTAGATCCGATATGACTAGATAGCGTTTTTTAATCATCATCCTCATCTTCATAATCGCCGAACTTCTCAGGATCGACTGGAGATGGCAATATCCAAGCTGGATAAGATGATGGCTCTGAAATCATAAACAGAGCAATACTATCCTGAAAGCCTGCTTTTCTTAGAGATTTGTAGTACTCATAAATCCCAATGCAGTAGGCATCCAGAGCTGAGTAACCTTGGTCCTCTAAAGCCTTTGTCGCTTTTCTTGCCATGAGAAAATTATCGCTCTAGAAGTATGTTGTAAATCTCATCGACACGCTGATTAAGTCGCTTAATCTCTGAGAGTAAATGAGTAATGACATACCCAGCAAGGCCACCAATGATGGCAAGGGTGGATATGTATAGCGTAAAGAAATCAGACTGATTCATTTTTTAGGAGTGGCATAACCAAATACACCAGCGAGTAGAGCCCAGAGCACTGAGCGATAGTCAGCTGCAAAGTTTGATGCAGCCCATGCCGCTAGAAATGCACCAGCGGTTAAGAAGTATGGATTCTTGATGTTCATTATTCTCCTAGTTTGGCTAGTTCTTCTTGGTGGACTGTGATTGCATTGTCCAAGATTGCTAGAGCTTCATCGGCTGCTTGTACTGCCTCTGGGTTATTGCCTGCAACTTCTTTGTTGAGCGTGTGCTGATATGCCTCTGAAGCAAATTGTGCAATGCGCTGTTCAAGGATTGAACGCTTCTGATCGTTAGTTAGTAATGTTGAATAGTCCATTATGCTGCTCCTAGTGTTGTGATGGTGCCTGATGAACCTCTGTATTTCAGAGCCCCTGATTCTACATATAGAACGCCGCCGCCGACTGGATTAGCCGATGGAATCGTTCCGTTTGAAATATGAATTGTCGAAACAGATGAAGTTGCTATTGCCATATTTCCAGCGACTATGTTTCCTGATGCCGCAACTTTCGCCAATACAGCTCCACCAGTATTCTGCCACTGTTGCAAATCATTAGATTGAGAAGTTGCTCCACGAATTATCAACCCTGTAACAGTATTCACAAACGGTGTAATAGATGCTTGACAACCAGTAATAATTGGACCAGAGCAAATTTGACCTGCTGATCTAACTGCTCCAATCACCGTTCCAGCAGAGTCTTGCCACTCTTGCAGACTGGCAGACTGAGAAGTTGCGCCGCGAATGATCTGTCCAATGTTAGTTGCAACCGTTGCAGTAACTTCCATTTGTGCGCCGTAGTTAGTGGTGCCACCAGTACGCATCTTGCCAGTTGATGTTACATAGGTAACACCAGTAATAAAATCGCTAACAAATGCGCCGTCCGATTGTATTCTAGCAATAGCAGTGCCAGCGCTATTTTGCAACTCAATTAAGTTTCCAGGAGTTGTAGCATTGGCTCTAATAATTAGAGCTTTAGAAGATGCTGCTCCGTTAATCTGTTGAACACCACCTGTAAAAGTATTACCAGCAGTTAGCAATGGGATTGTGGTCCATTGGGTGTTGTAGTCAGTTGAGTCAATCTTGGTAAGTGCTTGGCCTACTGTGCCGCCTACTACTACGCCTTGACCATTAGTTCCGTTAGTGCCGTTAGTGCCGTTAGTACCCGCTGCACCAGTGGCTCCTGTTGCACCTGTTGCACCTGTATTACCTCTAGGGATTGTAAAGTCAAAGATTGCAGCTGATGAAGTTCCAGAGTTAGTGACTGATGCGCTAGTTCCAGCCGCTCCAGTTGTAGTAGTTCCAGCGGCTACCGTTGCAGCAGCACCAGCAGAGCCAGTATCACCCTTGTCACCCTTAGCTCCTGTAGAGCCAGTCGCACCAGTCGCACCAGTCGCACCAGTATCACCTTTAACTCCTTGAATACCCTGTGGACCTTGTGGGCCTGTTGCTCCAGTAGCACCAGTCCCGCCTGTGGCTCCAGTAGGCCCCTGTGGACCCTGAGGGCCATCGCTTGCGACAGTAAGAGTAGTTACATCCTCAGTGACTTCAACGATTGTGACATCTTCAATGATTTCAATGATGTCACTCATCGAGTAACCTCGGGGCTAATCACGATCTTTCCCTGCACTAGACGGGTCACAATTCCACCACTTGAAGTTATCTCTAAATCATAGACATAATTGCCAGCAGTAATGGCTCTGGTCTGTGCAGCTGTGGCACGTACTTGAAGAGTGCCAGTAGCAGCAGTAATAGTTATGCCGCTAGTATTGGTCAGACTTAGGACTGTTGAAGTGTCTCCAAAGGTATCTCGCACCATCATGGCAGCTGTGTAGCCAGTTAGGTTAATTGCAGTCCCAGCAGAGTCTTTATAGACAAAGGTTACGTACCAATCTGCTCCCTGGTCTACTGTTGCATTATATGTTGCTGCACTCATTGTGTGCCTCCTAGCATAGGTATCTGAAAAAACTTAGAATCATTGTCAGCTGTTTTTTTAAACGAGACATGGCAATGGTGCGTGTGGGACGAGACTCCATTATACCGTCTCCAACGCCATCCGAGTAGAGGGCTAGCGATGCGTCCATCAAAAATAATGTAGGAGATACGACCGTCTTTTCTTGCAGCGGCACGAAGCTGATCTGCAAGGTAGGACATCTGCCCTTTTCGTCCGAGATCAGCGTCAATGTCGATGGCTCGTACCCAGCCGAGAGCATCAGGATTATGATCCGACTCGCGAGCAGAGTGTCTGGTATCACCGATCCAGCCATCCGATGTGCGGTCACGATCTGGGAATGAATCATCAGTCTGCTCCCTCAACTGTATAGCTGCTTTACTTAACTTAGGCTTCATAGTTTTCTCCTTTAATACCTTGCTGCAATGGATGTATAGGCTATTGAACTTGGAAGAGTGCTAGATGTCCAAGTAATGCCATCAGAAGAATAGGCTCCATCAGTTTGATTGTAGGAGTCGGCTACGAACTTTCCACCTCCGTAAGTGACTGCTCTCCAACGAGAGAATGAAGGCAAGATAGATGTACTCCAAGTAATGCCATCACTAGAATATGCACCAGTAGCCCCTCCAGTTGTAGGGTTACTACCAACTACTACATATTTTCCATTACCATAAGTTATTGAATACCAAGATATAAGAGCAGTAGGCAAGGTACTTGCAGTCCAAGTAATACCATCGCTTGAATAAGCTGCAGCTGTTCCAGCGAAACCATTATCTATTGCTACGAACTTGCCATTACCGTAGGTGACTGAATACCAGTTAGCATTTGTCGGTAAAGTGCTAGCAGTCCAGGTACTACCATTAGTCGAATATGCGGCAGTAGTGCCAAATGAGGATACTGCTACATAAGTGCCATTACCATAAGTTACTCCTCGGTAGGCATTAGCAGCACTTGGTAAAGTACTTGATGACCAAGTAACACCATCAGTGGAGTAAGCGGCATCATATCCACCATCAGCAATGGCTACGAACTTGCCAGCACCATAAGTAATTGAATACCAGTTAGAAGTCGTAGGCAATGAAGCAGAACTCCAGGTAATACCATCAGTGGAGTAAGCGGCATCATTAGTACCATAGGAGACTGCTACGAACTTACCACCGCCATAGGTTACTGCTTGCCAGTTTCCACTAGGCATAGAAGCTGATGACCAGGTCATGCCATCAAGAGAATAGGCAAGAGCAGTCCCACCGTATGCAACAGTTACGAACTTTAGTGCAACTGGTGCTGCCCGTAAGCCAACTGCCGATAAAGCACCTAGTCTGCTCAATCTCACGAATAGGCTCCAAAACTAGCAATGACAAGGTAGGTAGGAGTATCAGCAGTTTTAATGATGCTGAATGAATATAGATCATGTGAACTAGCAGTGCCAGCACTAGGGGCAGTACCACCAGCCCACTTAGGGCTTACTGTACTGCCATCAATCTTTACTGATGTAGCGTAATAGGCAGTAGAGCTATTACTAATGATAATTGAGATAGTCGCTGTCTGGCCCACTTGCATTGTTGTAGCAAGAGAGGTTGAAGAATCACCGCGAAAGTTAAAAATGAAATTAGCACTAGATGATGAATGATAAATAACTTGTGCTGAGTTAATGTCGATATTGATAGTCCCAGT